TTTATCGTTGTTGGTAATGCTCATGGTGAAGGTAGTTCAGCTCCAGATGCATGGTCAGATGAATTGCAAGTTGTTTACAACTCAACTCAGATTTTTAAAACACCTTTGCAAGTTACTGGCACTCTAGAAGCGGCAGTACTAAGAGGTGAGTCTTCTGAGTTAGCTAGACTTCGTAGAATGAAAGCTCAAGAACATAAAATGCAAAAAGAAAAAGCATTTTTGTTTGGAAAAAGAGTTGGTGGAACTGGATTAGGTGAAGCTTCATATCTAGGTGGAAATAGAGCGGCTAATGTTGATGAGTCTTTTACTGATGGTGGAAGAACCGATGTAAATGGAAACTTAATAAGAACTACTTATGGAGTTATTTCCGCATTAGAAAAATATGGTGAATCAACAGCTACACACGATGCTCAAAACGTGTTTACTGTAGACTCAACTTATAGCTATGGTAGTTTCGTTGATGATATGGAAAAAGTATTTCAGTATGTACCAGAAGCAGGTGTAAAACGTGCTTTCTGTGGTGCTGGAGCTTTAGGTTACTGGTCTAAAATGGCAGGTGATTCAGGTTTAGCTGGTAGTTCAGGATGGACAGTTAATCTTGGAGACATGAAACGAGATGGTCTTGGTTTCAATTATCGTGTACTAGAAACGCCTCATGGTATGTTGCAGTTAATTCCAACTCCAGCTTTACGTGGGCCTTACAATAAGCACATGGCAGTTGTTTCTGATGAGAATTTATTCCATGCTGTCTATAGACCTTCTATGTATCAAACTAACATCAAACAAGACAATGCTTTTGATGGTGTTAAAGATCAATACATGTCTGATGAAGGTGTAGGAATACAGCTTATTGAAAGTCACTCACTGTTTAAAATCACAGCGTAAGGAGGCTAATTATGGCTAGACCTTATTTAGGTGGTTCAAGTGCAGGTATCAAAGAGCTAACGGCAGTGTCTACTTTAAGTAGTGCTGATAGTGGGAAAGTGTTTATGCTTAATTCAGCTACTGAATTTGCTACTACATTACCCGCTCCTAGTAACACAGGATGGGAAGCTACTTTTATTGTGAAAGCAGCTCCTTCTAGTGCTAGTTACACAATAGTTGCTCCTTCTGGAGCAATACTAGGTTCTGTTAGTGCTGGTGCAGCTGATGACGTTGCAGATACAAGTGATGGTAGTGATACTACTATTACTTTTGTTGATGGTCAAGCAGTTGCTGGTGATTATGTAAAGTTAGTATCTGATGGTACAAACTTCTACATAGTTGGAGGACTTGGAAAAGTCGCAGCTGGTATAACGATTAGTTAATAAACAAAACAAGTTGGGGGAGTGTAATGCTCCCCTAACATTGAACATATGACACAACAACAATTAATAGAAACAGTAAAGCAACATCATCCAAACTTATCGGATACTCAAATAAGAATACATTTGAATACCGCTATGAAAGAATTTTGTAGAAAAACTAGAGTACTTGAAACTTTGTACACTTTTAATACTGTTGCAGGAAAAAGATATTATAACCTCGATGATGCAATTGTAGAAGTAAAAAGAGTAGACTACGATAATTATCAAATACCTAGATTAGTTGGTCAACCAGAAAAAATAGATACGGATGTATAATGTCAAGTAACGAAAGAACAAGTGCATTAAAAAAAGTATATTGGATTGAAAGAGATGCTATAGCAATTGCACAACGATCTGATAGCGATACAAGTACAGATTATGTATCTGTAACTGAAGTTAAAACAATAAATGTACATGCAGTTAAAACAGATGAAAAATTTGTTGCTTCTGGTTCAGGTATATCAATGGATGAGTCTTCTATTATTCCTGAAGAGTTTCACGAAGGATTAACATATTACGTTATAGCAAAAGGGTATGAATTAAAACCTGAAACATTACAAGCTTCTGTTTTTTGGAGAGGTTTATGGAAAGAACAAATTTCTGAAGGAAAAACATATGCAAATAAACAACGAGATGGCTCAAGCTACCACATACAACAACACGATTTTTAAATGACAATATTTTCTGAATTACATAAACAAGGTGGTCAAGTAAAAGGTGTATCAGCTGGAGATTTTGAAAACGATCAAGACTCTATACAGTTAGTAAATACTTCTAATTTTCCTAGTAATGGTGAAGTTGTTTTTAAAGATACTTTAGGTAAAGTGCAGACTCTTACATATACAAGTAATAACACAAGTACAAATACCCTTTCTGGTGTGTTAAATTTTTGGGAAGGAGATGGATTACTTGAAACAGGATTTTCTGTTTATGAAAAAGCATATTATCTTTTAGGAGCTAACTACACTGAAGTGAATATAACATAATGCAAAGTTTTAAAATACAAATAGAAGATTTAATTGGAGATGTAGCAGATGACACTCTTATTTCAAGTGCTATTCAAGATATTGGAGCAGAGCTAGTAAGCGTAAGTCCAATACAAAAATTAAAAAATTATATAAAAACTACTGCTATATCTAGCAGTGGTTTAAATATTGCTAGTAAAAAAATTATAACAGTAGAAAAAGGCGATTACATTGCTAAAGAAATAGGAGCAAGTGATAAAGCTAAATACAAAGATACAGGAAGTATTTATGCATCAGCTGATACAGATCCTGTTTATTATGTAGAAGCACAATCTGTTTTTGTTATTGGTGCTGCTTCAGGAAACGAAACAAGTGGAGTACTTCACTTTATACCTAATGTACCAACACATGATGGAGACAATGTTATCGTTCATGGATCTACTTCTGTAGAGCATTTTCCTAAAGATGGAATCCCTTTAATTGTATTAGGAGGAGCTATTCGATGCTTGCAACGTGCAATTGCAGATAGGCGAACTAAATTATTATCATATGTACAGACAGATGAAGATCCAGAAATGGCTCAAACAGAAATGCTTGAAGTACAAGCTGCACAAACTCAATTGCAATTAATGGAAGCTCAATACGCTAAAAGTTTAGATATATATAGTAAAACAAATTAACCAATATGCCCATGAGAATTGTCAAGCTCGGTAAGGCATACAAAGGAGAAACAAGATGGCAAAAGGAATACAAGATTATACAGTAAAAGAATCACAGGCACCAATTGTAGCTGCTGAAATAAAAACAGCAAATGGAACCAGCGATGTTTCTTTTACAACTACTACAAGGGGAATTATAGGTATGACCGCTTGTGCAAACTCAGTTACCTTAACTCTTACGCTTGCCGCTGGGGGAACTTTAGTATTGCCAAATAAAGATGCTATAAACGCAATGTTTGCCGCAGGTTCTATTATACCATTTGCTGTAGATAGTTTTAAAATGGGCGGTGCAGAATCTACTTTTTCAATCATTGGAATACTCTAGGAGTTTATTATGGCAATAAGTAGATCAGCTTCACTAACAGGTGGAGGAAAAATATTTGGAGATTTAACTATTGATGGTGACTTAACTGTTAATGGTGATGGTGTAGGAGCTTACGATGAAATAATAAGTGGAGGGTTAGTAATAAATGTAACAGATGGTCAAAATGTAAAAGGTTTGCATATTACTCAACTTGATGCTGGTGAATGGACTTCTATGATGGAAGCAGTAGCTTATGGATTATTAATTAAGTCTACTGCAAATGATACTACTCCAGCTTTTAAAGTTCAAGGTAATGGCACGTCTAATGAAGTTTTATCTGCATTATCAAATGGCAACGTAGGTATAGGAACTGATTCTCCCGATACTAAACTAGATATTGTTGGTAGTGACTTTGCTGGTGCTTCCTTAAAAATTGAAAGAACAGGCGATGGTGAAAATGATGATTCTGCAATAAGGCTTAATAGAACTGGAACAGTAGATGCAAACGATAGAATCGGTGGTATTTACTTTCAAGATAATGATACTTCATTAGCTTTAATTCGTGGAGAAAAGATTGGTACGAATGATGGGAGATTAGATTTTATTGTACCAAATGGAAGCGCATTCGGTAATACAATGAACCCAGTATTAACAATCCAAAACGATAGCGTAGGCATCGGAACTACTTCTCCATCAGCTTTAGTGCATTTAACAAGTTCATCTGCTGATGGTAATATTATAGTAGAGTCAACTCATGCTAGTTCAAGTGCTGTAGTAGATATTAGGTCAGTTGCCGATAGAGATAGCTCTGTTTTATTTAGGGAAGGTACAACTGTAAAGGCTAGAATTAGAAATGACGCTAGTGCAGATGCTTTAGTATTAACAGATGGTGTAGGTACTGATACTATGCACATTAAAGGTAGTAGCGTAGGTATAGGAACTGATTCTCCGTCAGGTAAACTTCATGTTAAAGAAACTGCTGGTGATGAATTTTTTACATTCGCAAATGGCAATGGTATTGGTTTAGTTAATAATGTTGCTAGTCATGGAATTGGTATATCAGCTAGTCAATCGGGAAGTTATGGTGGTCAAGGTTCTTCTGCATTAATAGTAACAGAAGGTGGTGGAAGTGCAAATGCTGGTACAGTTCAAATGGTGCATGATGGAACTGTTGGATTTACATATAAAGGTGGTAACGTAGGTATAGGAATAGATGCTCCTTTAAGTCAATTACACGTTAAAGATACTTATAGTGCTAATTATTCTGCAAATGGTGAACCGTCTAGGCATGGTATAACTATACTTAATAATGCAGATACAGGGACATATGCTACACCACACGCTGGAATTTTATTTATGTCTGGAAGTTCAGGAACGGGAAGAACTTCTGTTGGTGGAGTTAGAAGTGGAGATGGTTTAGCAGATTTAGTATTTGGAAGTGGTACAGCAGGTGGTTCTGTTACAGAACGAATGAGAATTACTTCTGCTGGCAAAGTAGGTATAGGCATTAGTTCTATTAATGGAGTTTTTACTGCATACGGAACACCTATGACTGCTATATCTGCTCAAACTGTAGCTGATATTTTTGGAGATGTTCAACAAGATGCAGATAAAGGTGGTGGTATTGGATTAGGTGGAAGATATATAACAGATTCTAGTTCGGTAACTGCTTTTGCAGAAATTTCAGGAGTAAAAGCTAATAACACAAGTTCTAATTATGAAGGCGAAATGGTCTTTAAGACTCGTGTTAATGGTGGCAATTTAATCGAAAGAATGAGACTAGATACCAACTCCCGAATCTCACTCAGTAATAATCTTGATGCAAATACTGGTAATACTATATTTGGTGCATCAGCTTGGAATATAGCAAGTACAAGTACAAACAATGATTCTGACCACAATACATTAATTGGTGCTAGTGTTATGGGAGCTGGTACAATTGCTGGAGCATCTCATAATATAGCTATTGGTGGTTCAGCTCTTAATGATGCAACCTCAGCAAGTGATAACGTAGCTATTGGTTCAAGTGCTATGCTCAACGCTACAACTGTAGTTGGTAATGTTGCCATAGGTAGGCAAGCTATGGGTTTAGGTGTTTTAACAGGAGAATATAACATAGCAATAGGTAAAGCGTCAGGTTTTGACCTAACAACAGGTGAATACAATATACTGATGGGCTTCAATGCTGGTGTGAATATAACCACGGCAAGCAAAAATATTTTTATTGGAGGTAATGCTGGAGATGCAGTTACTACAACTGGAAGTTCAAATGTCTCTGATGGTACAGTTGGAGTTGGTCACAATGTACTTTCATCTTTGACTTCAGGTGCTAAAAATACGGCAGTAGGATACTTGGCTGGTGATGCTTTAACTGTAGGTGCTGAAAATGTAACTCTTGGATATAACTCATTGGGAGCTGAAGTTGAAGGTACAAGCAATACTGCAATAGGTTATGATGCTCTTAAAATTGCAAATGCTGGTGGTTCAAATGGTGCTGGAACAACAACTGGCAATACTGCTTTAGGAACTCAGGCTGGAAATGCTTTAACAACAGGAAAATTTAATACTTTTCTTGGGGCTGGTACGGATGCTTCTGCAAATAGTGGGGAGAATCAAACAGTAATAGGATTTGGTGCAACTGGTGTAGCAGATAACTCAGTAACTCTTGGTAATACAGATGTAACTAAAATCTATATGAACCAAAATGGTAATGGTAAAGTGGTTCTTGGGACAATAGAATTTGATGCAAGTCAAGCAACTTTAAGCACAAATGCCAATACTTTAGACGATTACGAGGAAGGTGATTACGATGCTACTGTGACTTGCAGTACAAGTGGTACTATTACTTTAGAAGGTGCTTATAACAGACTAGCATATGTTAAAGTTGGAAGGTCGGTAACTGTAACTGGTCTTTTAATAGTTAATGCAGTAAGTAGTCCTAGTGGATTTATTAATATAAGTTTGCCTTTTGCTATTGGAGATGGTACAGATAAGTCTCAAAGTTTTTCAGGTGCAGTACAAATCCAAGGTGCAAACGCTATACTATCTAGAGATTTTGTCAACCTTGGTGTTGAAGGCGAATCAGTTGTTAGAGTTTATGTAGGAGATGCTTCAGGTCTGCAATCTGATTCTGCTGAAGGCATTATAGCTAACGCACAACTTTATATAGGAATTACATATCAAGTCTAAAAGAATTAGACTGGAAAACAAGGAGTTAAAATGGCTTTAACAAAAGAAATAACAGAAGATTATGAGGTAAGAACACAATTCAAGCATATACAAGTTCGTACAAGAACTGCAATCATGGAAGATGGTTCAGAGATTTCATACAAGTACGCTAGAAGAGTATTAAATCCACACATGGATGTATCTAGTGAAAATGCTGAAATACAAGCATTAGCAAACGCTCTATGGACAGACGATGTAAAGTCTGCATGGGCATCTAAACAATCAGAAGAAGTTTAATTAACAAGGAGTCAATAATGGCAAAAAAAGAAAAGAAGCCAGTCTTGAACTTAGATGATAAAGAGTATATCATTGAGGATATGACTGATGAGCAAAAGATGATGGTAAATCATATTAACGACATTCAGAACAAACAGAACAGCAATCAGTTTATGGCTGACCAGTTATCTGTTGGTAAGGAAGCGTTTATCAATATGCTTAGGCAATCATTAGCTAAACCTGAAGAGGTAGAAGTAGCATAATGTTGATTAGGAAAAGTTCTCAGGGTTTTGATTTAAAACTTTATAAGAATACTACTCCAAGTGTTACTCGTACTAAGAAGTATCCTAATGGTGATGTTGAAACCCTGACTTATCCTAGTCGATATAAATACTTTTTAGTATTAGATGGTGAGATAGTTAGAAGAAGTGATAGCTGGGAAACTATTGAACAGCTCTATGTTGATGAATGTCAATCTAGACATGGAGGAGGAACTGGTAGAATGATAGTAGGTAAGCATAAACTAGTAAACCATGTAATAACAAAATTATGAATGATACAATAATAAAATTAAAAAATGGAGACTTTGAAGTTGTTAGTACAAGTTATAATATCCCTGTTCAGTATATTTATGTTAAGTAGCTGCACAAGTGGTTGGTCAGTTGGTAGTTTTGAATTGAGTCCAGAAGATTCTATGTATACATTTTTAGAAGTTATGGATCAAGATTCTACATCACATTTTTATGCAGACAGAGTAAGAATTAATTCAGACAACTGGTGCTTTACGCACAATCAATGGGAATCCGTTAAGGAACATGAGTGAAAATCTCAAAACCGCTAGAAGCTACAGAGGTACTGTTGTGGATGATAACGCTGTTCTCAGTATCAATATCCGTTGGCTTGGACAAATTCTTATTCTTGTTGGTACTTTCGTGTATGGTTACTATAGGGTCGAGACTCGATTGGCAATGCTTGAAGATAGCTTTGCTGATGCAGATCAACGCATTGGGGACTTACTTGATAAACATATCGTGGAAGAACGGATTGAGCGAGAAGAGTTGGCAGAGAAAGTAAAGTTTTACGAAAAAGAAATAAACCTCAATCCAATGAGTTGGGGTAAAAAGCGGAGGAAGTAATGGACATGATGGCAATATATGGCGAAGCAGGAATGATAGGTATATGTGGAGCATTACTTGTTTATTTAGTTATGTCATTGTCAAAGAAGTCAGAGTCTCAGCAAGAGTCTTTGAAAGAACTAGAGGTAGAAAACAAGGGTCAATCTGAAAGTATTAATAATATGGAAGGAATGATAATAAAATTAATTAGTAGATGGAATGAATCAGACGCTGTTAGAGATAGAAGGTATGAACAGATGATGGAAGCTGTATCTGATTTAGAAAAACAGCTATCAAGAATGGATGGTATTATGTCACGAATGAATGGCAACGGAAGGCACTAATGGATACATTAAAAGTTTCAAGTGGGAGTTTTGGTAGCATGGCAATTGTGTTCATGGATCTACTTCCGT